CGTACATGAGTTGATCAGCAGCATCGAGTTCGATGAAGTCTGACGCTCTTTCAATCGAGTCACGCCAGTTGTGACCACAGATGACATCTTGGACTATTCCACGCACTTTCATCGCGATCCACTCTTCGTAGCCTTCCCATTCGCAGACTGACCTCAAAACGATTGGATCTTCGATTTTAATGATCAGAGTTGCATTGACGCTGACAGTTTTGTTGTCAGCGGTAGTGAGGGTCTGAAGCCCAGTGTCTATGGGGACTTCACACTTGGGCCAATATTCTGCATGTGTAGTGACAGGTACATGAAACAGTGGTGCATCAAAGTGAGTCACGCCACCAAGCCAACTATCGCGTACCCCCCACTCATTGCTAGCAGGACGCTGTGAAAGCCTCGGAAGCAAGTCGAAGATCGGCTGTAAGACCGATGTCATTAGTTCTGAGAGGCTCATTAGATTCTTTCTAGTGAAACATGTCAGCTTGCTTTGGGCCTTTTGGCTTTACTCATTTCTCAGTGCCTTCCTTGCTTTCCAGACTTCGGACCAACCTGCCTCTCCATCATGCATTTCGTCGAGGACTTCAAGCAGTCGATCAACGAGGTGCTCATACGGCTCAGGTGCTTTTGGAAGCGGACACCACATTTCATCTTCGATGACACAATGCCATTTTTGTAGAACGCCGTTTAAGGTGTAGACATCACCTTGGTCGTCGGCATCATCGAATGTGGGAAGCCTATCTGTTATCCACTTGCTCATTTGATCGACTCCCGTGCTTTTTTTACCTTGAGAATCCATTCAGCAATGCTGTAGGGAATGATTACAGGCTTGTCAGACTGTGGTCTGTCGATTGCATCGCAAAGTTCTTTGACTGCTTTAGCTTGGTCTTGGTTCACTTCACTTCCTCCATTTTTAAACTGTTCTACCATTTCTCCGTTTAGAAAATCGACCAGTTCAAATTTTGTGGTTGGAATTTCGATGTTTTCTATGCTCGATGTTCCACCTTCTTTTCTAATTCGGACTTGACGTTGCAGAGCAGAGTGCTTCGAGTTCCGATATCTTAATTGTTTGGCTCCAGATTTGTCTGTCCAGATTATCTTCCACGCTTTCATTTTAATCTCCATTTGTGGTTGCGCGTTCTTGATTTCTTTTTGCGGCCATCGAGATACGATGCTAACCGCGTTTGTTGATAGTACCGAGGATGAAAGCTCAGGTCAAAGCGTGTGTTTTGATTAGGCTTGTGATCGCTGACTCGCACAATCAGTTTTCTATTTCCTCGCGAAGCGTGTACATACCTCGACAAGCTCTTTGGCGACCTGGTCAGCTTTACCTTCCAGCCTCGCTGTTTGAATGTCTCAGTTACGCTGCGTATGACCCTTGCAATTGCTTTCGCGTCAGTCATCGATATCATCACGCAGGGGAGCAGTTTTGATTGCATAAATTGCGACCGAAACTGTCACCGCGTAGCAGATTGTGCCGAGTAATAAAGGCGTCATGATTTCTCCTATTTTGAAATCTGTCTGTATTCAATGTCACCATTGTTTTGTCGAAGCACATATTCTGTTGCATCCATATCACAGACGATAAAGCTATTTGTGTTTGCGATTGGTTCCCACCAGAACAACTTTTTCCCGGTGAGTTGCACCCACAATTCGACTGTCTCAGGCCTGCGAACTGAACTTTGTTTTTTTGATTTTTCCATTGCAACAATCCATCTTTCCCTGTAGTCGTCTGAATAAAGTCGCCAATCGTGAATTTGCTCTGCTGTACGCAGGCAACCTGTGCATGCTGCATCTCGCAGGATGCACTTACCAGTACACGGCGATCTCACTCAGTGTGCTCCATGTCGCAATCGACAACTTGTTGAACGAGCAGCACAGGCTCTTCAGTCTTTTCGACCTCGTCGCAGATTAGATGCAGAAATACGATCTCATCAAGAATTGGCTTTTCGATGCGTAGCTCACGCTGCTCATCTTCGTTTGCAGCGTGGAACATTTCCTCCGCATCCTCCTGCCAAGAGTTCATGCGTTCAATTGCTTCGCAGAGTGCTTTTATATAGACCTTGCTCGCGTAAACCTCTTTGCCTTGGAACTCGTTTGGTTCCATGTTGAACATGTCGATAAGAGCCTCAACTCCCATCGTTCCCTCATCTTGATAGATGCGTGCAAACTTTTCTCTGCTTGCTGCACGGTACGCAGTTGTTCGTATCTTACTCATTTTTATACTCAATTGTGGTTGTGGTTAAGATCATCGATAACGCTCATTGCATATGCAATGATGCTAATGATGACAGGTAGTGTTGAGACAGCAATAAAAAAATAATCTGAGGTCGTCATTATTCTCTCGCTCTAATTTTGTGAAGCATTTTTATTTGCTCTGAAAGCTGGTCTCTTTCCTCGGCTGAGATTTCGATTGTCATGATGATTTCCCACAGCGATTCAATCGAACGATCTATAGTTCTCCAATTTCTACTCGGCATCTTTTACCCCTAGTCTTTGAGCTAATAAAGAAATTTCTAAAAGGCGAGCAGAGTTTTGCAGCATTTGCCTTTTTTCGTACTCTGATTTCAAAGGCTCTGGCATGTTTGCGTAAGCATCAAGGCATCCAAGCAACTCATTTTTTCGTTCAATCAGAAGTGTTTCAAATTTTGACTTCATAGTTTCTCCAGTGGTTGAAGTATTTTAACAGACTAATCGTCTTGCTCAATTTTATTGGTAGAAACTGCAAGCAAGCATTTTTCAATATTCCCTGATATCAAGACGGTTCTAAAAATTCCCCATCTTATTTTTACATGAGGATCATCTTTAGATGATTTGCACCTGGCCTGCATGTTCTTGAGAATTGGTTCAAGCTCGTCGTAGCGAGCCGTCCCGTCGATGAACTCACCTTCGTGAGTCCCCAGCGATTCGCGAAAATCGAAGCTGATCGTGTAACTGTTCATTCAACCAATCCCATCGCAAGAAGGTTGTCTGGCCCCTGAACCTTTTCTTCGCAGCAAGATTCGCAAGGGTAGTTGTCCGCGTCAGGTTCGCAACATTCGCGGGTATCACCGCAAGACAGGCAGATCCCGATGTACTGACTTCGGTACTCAAGGTATTGCTCGATGGTGATCGCTACAGATTTCCGTTGTGGCATTTTTAACTCCATTGGTGGTTGAGCGGAAAACCGAATATAGGCACTTCATCGACCTAAAAACAAGGCCAGATGAGCCATTTTTTCAATATTGCTTCTAAGCCACAGGATGCCCCATTCTGCCCACTTTGCCCAAATCGTGTGTGACGAGACAGGATTTTGATCCAGAGGCCACAGGTAGGCTCTCAGGTGGCTAGAATCGACCGCGAGATCTGACTGGGCAGGCAGATTCACCAGAAACCAAAAAAGCCAAAATCCATTTTCACGGTTTTCCGTTTTTTCAGAGGCCTAAACACGAACAAACAAACAAAAAGAAAGAAGAGAGAGAGAGTAGTAATGAAAAGTATGAAAATATATATTTTATTATTATTATTACGTTATTTACGCTCTTTCTGCGTTCTTTTTTTTCATGAAAACGAGATGAAAAAGACCGTTTTTCAGATTTGATCTTGCCTCGGAGGACCATCCGAGTAAGATGCTCTACCCCCCGATTGGTGAGACACTTCGTCGAACCTCGTCCTCAACCACAGATTTTCAGACCATGAAAGTTCAATATTCAGAAATTCCAGATTCGCTCAAAATCATCCCTCGATGGCATCTCTGGAAAGATGTTAAGGGAAGAAAGATCCCCATTCAGGCCACTTCGGGGATGAAGTCAGCAAGGTCAAATGACCCGTCGACATGGACGACTTTTGACATCGCGGTGGAAGCTCACAAGCAACTCAGCAAGGAGCATGACAACCTCGGGCTTGCGTTCGAGATCGGAACCGAATCCTGCGATCATCCGGTGACGGGGTTTGATTTCGATGACTGCTTCACAGAGTCAGGTGAGATGCAACCTTGGGCCAGAGAGGTTTGGGATCTCATCAAGCGTGATTGCTACGCTGAGATATCCCCCAGCGGAAAAGGCTTCAAGGCACTTGTTGCTGGAGAAAAGCCCAAGGGGTTCCGTTGCAGAAACATCATCGAAGGGACTCAGGCCATCGAGGTGTACGGGAAAAGCAGATTCTGGACTATCACAGGTGATGTCATCCCTAATGAGGGTACTTTTTGCAAAGACGATCCTGACATGCTACGCAACGCTGTTAAGGTTGCACTGAACCAAACCAATGAGCAACCTGAGCCACAACAGCAGACTGTCATGCCTTCGGGCCAGTCGGGTGTTGAGCGTGCAACTCTTTACCTCTCTAAAATCGGGCCTATCTCAGAAGGAAGCAGGAATTCTTCACTGTTCGGGCTTGCTGGTCACTTATTTTCTTTTGGCCTCGACGAGTCGATGGTGATTGCCCTGCTCCAGCAGTGGCAACTTGCGAATGTTTCACCACCATTGACTCTCGCGGAGGTCACAAGCTTGGTGAGGTCATCAAACAAGAATGGTACACCAAGAGAGCCAAAGGGTGAGTCAGAGTTTAAGTATGAGCCTATTGAGCACACTCAAGAGATGGAGCTTGATGTCAGGAGGCTTTGGGAGTCAGCGCAGTCACGCAAGAAGTATGAACTGAAGGATGTTGACTTTGAGGCTCCAGGTTTAATTTCTGAGATCATGTCGCGTAATAAAGAGCTTGCTGAGTCATGGCTACCAGAACTTGCGTTTGCAAGTGCTCTTGCAACCATGTCCGCTATCACATGCGGAAAAGTCACTGCTGAAGGCACGCATCCAAATCTTTTCATGGTCGGCCTTGCACCATCGGGTGCAGGAAAAGACTTCGGACGCAAGCTCACGCGAGACACTCTGTATCGTGCAGGTTTCTCGGATGTGCTAGGGGCTGAAGTGCTTTCATCCGGCGAGGGGTTCGTGAAGTCACTGGAGACTCAGAACGTGCAACTCTTCCAGCTTGATGAGATAGCAGAGATGTTCGGTGAGATGGGTGATGCGAATCACTACATGGCAAAGACCGGCAAGCTTCTTAAGCAAGCTTACTCATCATCCGGTGATCCTGAATGGAAGCCGAACTGCCGCGCCGATGCTAAGAACAACATCATCGTGCGTGAACCGTTTCCTATTATCTACGGGACTACAACTCCTGATCTTTTCTACTCTCGGTTCTCTCCTGACAGCGTGAACGATGGGCTGCTAGGTAGACTGCTGATATTCAGTCAGGAGCACTACGACATCTCGCTCGGCCGCATCTACAAGCAGATGACTGCAACTGAGAGCATTGTTGACAAAGCAAAGTCTTGGAGTGATGCAAGTGCTCACGGCAACTTACCTCCTGAGTCGTTTCCCGGTAACCGGCTCAACTGGACGTTCAGCAAGGAGTCAAAAAACGAATTGCTTGCTCTGTCCGATGAGATCAAGCTCAACTCAACACGCGGAAAAGAGAACACAGGACTTTGGAGGCGCACTGCTGACAAGATCCAAAAGCTTGCACTGCTCTTCGCGTGCTCAAGGCTTGGTCCAGTTCAGAACGGAGTCGTCGAGGTTGCTGATACTCTGCGTGCAATACTCATCGTCAAGAGACTGACCTATCGAAGCATTCACAAGGTGCAGACAGAACTCGTGAAGTCACAAGCTGACGCAGATCGTCAGAAAGTGCTCACTGCACTGAAGAATCGCGGTGGTCGGATACCAAAAGGCCGAATCAGCGTGTACGACAAACTCTCGAAAAAGACTCGAAAGGATGTGATCGAGGATCTGCTTGAGTCAGACCGAGTGCGACTTGAGCAGGGTAAAGACGGTGTTTTGTACTATGTGATCAACACTTGAGAGTCACATCCTTGACACTTTAGGTCATCTGGCTAATATAGAGACATCTCCTTGTGGTTGAGGAATTGTCTGATAGATGAGAGAGCGGTATGGGACGGCGAGGGAAAGCCCCGGCACATCCGACCCTTGCGAAAATCGAGGGTCACTACAAAGAAAAAGCAAGAACAAGAATCTTGCCTATCGAAGCTATCGATGGCCGACCCAAGCCCTCTCTTGTCTGTCAGGCAGATGATCTTACTCTTCAGATTTTTGAAGAAACCTGCGATTCTATGCAGCAGATGGGATGTCTGAGTGAACAAGATGGTCCCATCATCGAAACATACGCATGTAACTATCGAGAGCTGTTGCTGTGTATTCAAGCCATGCGCAAAGATGGTATCGAAATCGAAAGCCAGCGAGGTGGTGGTAAGAGCACTGTCCACGCGGTGAACTATCACCGCTTTTTGGCTAATCACATGAAACTGCTGCAAGAACTTGCGCTCACTCCATCAGCGCGGACTCGGCTTGCTACGCCACAGGGTCCAAAGCAAAGTGACAAGGTAGGCCAGTTGCTTGAAAAACTAGGCGGCAAGTGATGTCGTTTGATTTCGAGCACTACCAGCCGATGGAAGAGATGGATCAGTACGTTGAGGATGTGCTGTCCGGTAAGATACGAAGTTGCAAGACGGTCAGCAATGCAATTGAGCGTCACATCCGCGATCTTGAAAAACAACGAACCGATGAGTTCCCATATTACTTCGACCGTGATTATGCAGAGGCAGTAGTCTCTTTTTTCCCGGTCATGATCAAGCACTCCATCGGGCGTGATGTCGGTCAACCGCTGGTGCTCCAACCTTGGCAAGTTTTTGCTGTTGCTTCAATCTTCGGCTGGAAGAAAACATCAGATGACTGCCGAAGGTTTTCAAAGGCGATGGTTTCTCCTGCACGCAAGAATGGCAAATCGACACTTGCTGCTGCCATTGCATTGTTTGCTGGCTCGATGGATTACAACCCGGTCAGTAAAGGGTTTGAGAACGTAGCTCAGGTACTCCTTGCAGCTACAAAGAAAGAACAGGCCAGTCGAGTTGTCTTTGCTGAAGCGTGCCGCATGCGTGCTCAGTCTGAAGAACTGTCTTCCATGAGCACACTGAAGAACAGCCAGATATTCTTCAAGCACAATCAAGGCTCAATCTTCTGTGTTGGATCTGATAAACCACTCGATGGATTCTCAGCATCACTGACAGTCATCGATGAACTGGCAGCGTTCCGAAGCGATGGAGGACAGAAAGCGTTCGTCGAAACGATGCTGACTCAAGGTGGTGCAAGGTCACAACCTCTGACTCTGTTTATTACGACAGCAGGAAACGACAACTCGTTTCTGTGGCTGGAGCAGTATAACTACGGCAAAGGGGTTGTCTCTGGAGAGTTCGACGATGAAAGCTACTTCTTTCTGAACTATGAACTTGATGAAGATGACGATGTCTACGATCCCGAAAACTGGATCAAGGCAAACCCGTGCCTCGGCGTCACCATCATGCCTGAGTACCTCGAAGATCAAGCCAAGCCTGCCAAGACAGATGTCATCGTTGAGCGTCGATTTAAGAAGTATCACTGCAACATTGTGACATCGAGCAACTCTGCTGCGTTCGATCTAGAGCAATGGGATGCATGTGCAGGTGAGTTTTCAGATTGGGAAGACGCGGATGCAGTCGGTTGTGGCGTTGACTTAGGAGGGAGAGATGACCTGGCCGCGTTTGCACTTGTTGCACGGTTTGAAACAGGAGAGTTCACGCAAGTTGATGAGCACGCACCTGAAGTCCCAATCTACAGGTACGAGGCTAGAACGTGGCAGTACATCTCGACCGACACAACGCGGGATATCACGCAAAGACCGTTTGCTGACTTCATTGAAAAGGATCTCATCAGGACAACTAGGTTCCCTACCAATGAACTTGAAAGAGATTTGCTGAGAGAATGTCAGAAGCATCGATGTTATGATGTTGCTTACGATCCTTACAACTCTCAGAGCACAGCAGAAAGGCTAGAAACAGAAGGTCTTGAGCCAGCATCGATGACGCAGTCATGCAGGTATCAAAACGAACCAATCCAAGAACTGCGTGCATGCATTGCTGATGGCCGGTTCCTGCATGATGGCAACTCCTGCCTCAAGTGGATGATCGGGAATGCAGTGCTCGTCCATGACCGTCAAGACAGAGTGATGTTCGACAAAAAAGCCTCGGCTGAAAAAATAGACGGCGTTGTTGCCATGACGATGGCACTGGGACGCGCGATGCATGCATCATCCAAATCAAATGGCTACTTCACATACTAGGATCGCAAAATGTTTATCAGCAAAGTAGGAGAGATGTTTGCTCAGGCAACGTCAAACCTGAAAAACCCTTCGGACTGGCTTGTTCAGATGCTAGGTGGCGGCGAGTCATCCAGTGGCATACCAATTACCATGCGTAGCGTCTTGGGCATCCCAGAGGTGTTCAACGCGGTGAGCAAGATCAGCGGTCACTTGGCACAGATGCCCATCACCTGTAAGGAAATGAAAGACGGCAAAGAAATGCCTTTTCCTAGTGACTTTGGTGCTAAGGCAATTCGGAATCCAAACGAGTATTTCACTAAGTTTACTCTGCTTGAAAAAGTCATGCTCGATGCTTTGCTATATGGCAATGGCCGAGCCTACATCGAGCGTAACAGTCTTGGTCAGCCTATTGGCCTGCTTCCGATTCAAGCAGAAGATACTACGACTGTGGTAGCAGAGGGAGAGCGATGGCATCTTGTGAGCATTGATGATGGAACTGCTGTAGGGACTTTGAAAGCAGAAACTGGCAGGGATCGCACAATGTACCGACTGCCAGATCGTGATGTGCTCGTCATCATGGGTCTGTCCCGTAATGGTTGGTGGGGAGAAAGCCTGCTCGACATCATGCGTGATCAGTTTGGCCTTGCCATAGCTGGTGCTGAAGCATCTGGCTCGACGTTCAGAAATGCTGGACGACCAGGTTTGCTGCTGGAAGCTCCGCGAGGTGCTTTTAGGACTGCCAAGGAAGCTCAAGACTTCTTGGATCAGTTCAACGAGGCTCATGAGGGACTCGACAACACTGGCAAAACCGGAATGATCAGAGAAGGGATGAAGGCACAAGTATTGCCTCATGACACCAACAGCACTGGGTATGTTTCTCAGCGTCAGTTCGGACGCGAAAGCCAAGCTATCATCTTCCTTCTTGAGACAGTCCTCGGTGATAACTCAGGTGGATCTTACAAGTCAGTGACAGAGCGTCAGTCAGCATACCTGACAAACTGCCTTGGCCGATGGATTGCAAAGATCGAGAACGAATGTGACCTGAAATTACTCAGCAAGCGACAGCGGTCGGCAGGTTCATTCAGATACTGCATGGACGCAAAATCAATTTACTCAAACAACCTTGAGTTTCTTGCAAGCTATACATCAACCTTGCGTCAGCAGGGAGTGATCTCAGGTAACGAAGTGCGTGCTATTCACGGCATGAATCCTGTCGAAGGTTTGGACGAAGACTACTACGCAGGCAGCGGAAACATTCCACAAGACAACGACCTTGCAAAAGGTGGCGAAGAACCAGAAACTCAAATCGAGGAAGATAAAGATGAAACTTGAAACCAATCCAACAGCCCAAACCATCACCATGCGTGGTGGTATCGGAGACTTTGAGAACCATATTTCAGCAGACGACTTTCTCAGTGCTCTGTCTGAGCACGCTGGGGAAGATGTCACCATCTTGCTAGACAGCGAAGGCGGCAGCGTTACTGACGGTCTGTCGATTTATAACGCAATCATGCAGTACAGTGGCAACGTCACAGTTCACATCGACGCAATCTGTGCAAGCATTGCAACTGTCATCGCATGTGCTGCTGACAAGGTGGTCATGAACTCAAATGCAAAGTTTATGATTCATCGGGCCTGGACAGTCGCGATGGGCAACAGCGTCGAATTCCGAAGCATGGCTGACATCCTCGAATTGATGGATGCAGACATTGCTTCTGCATACGGAGATAAAACCGATCTGCCAGAAGATGAACTGCTCGCGATGATGGAAGCAGAAACTTGGATGTCAGCCGAGCAAGCTTATGACTTGGGTTTCGTTGACGAGATCAATGAAATTAGCAGAAAGATGAAAGAACTTGAAAAGAAAGCTGAGGTCATTAGCCCGTTCTATGCAGCGGTTGCAGAGGCATCTGCGAGGAGAATTAGAATGAGACTTAAGTCTGATTCTTGACAAAAATGTCAAAATAGAGTAAATAGGCAAAAATGTGGACGGGCGTTTTACCGTCCGTTCGGAGAATTGAAAACAAGGATCAGAAATGAATCTGCATGATATCCAAAATAGGCTTGCTGAAATCTCGGTTGATGTGGAAGCATTGATCGAGGTTGCAGGCGACAGTCCATCTGCGGAGCATCAAGAGCAAATTCTTGCCCTCAACAAAGAGGCGCAGGAACTTGAAGCAAAGCATGACGAAGCTAAGAAATTTGAGAAGGCAAAAGCTGAGATCGTTGCACGGCGTAAGCTTGCAGCGGAGGCAGCGGACGCTCCTGCGGCTGGTGTTCAGCCAAGTGTTTCGGAAGACCTCCCCAAGGAAGA